TTGCTGACACCTTCAGACGTAGCCAGCTTAGTGGAATCGATAAAACAAAAGGAGAAATTGGAGTTGGAATCCAGGATATTGAAACAAAAATCCAAGAAACAAACCAACGTATCGAAGAAATCCAAAAAATAGTTAAACACATTCAAGCACACAACAATGAAATTGTCAAACACAATTCAACCATATCAGCGGTACATAAGTTCATTGATAAACTCCAACGAGAAATTGAGGCTTTGTCTAAACACAAGGATTCGCTCGAAGTCGATAATGCAAAACTCAAAGAACTTAGAACAGAGTTGGGAAATTTGGTTAAAAAGCAAGAAGAATTAGCCACAGAGAAACAATACTATGAGTTTGCAGCATCATTGTTGAAAGATACTGGCATCAAGACCAAGATTATTCGACAGTACTTACCAATCATGAACAAATTGATTAACAAGTACCTTAATGCCATGGACTTCTTTGTGAACTTCAATATCAACGAAAACTTTGAAGAAACAATTAAGAGTAGGCACCGTGATGATTTTGGTTATGCCAACTTCTCAGAAGGTGAAAAAATGCGTATTGATTTGGCATTATTATTTACATGGCGCCAAATTGCTAAGCTAAAGAATTCAACAAATACCAACTTGTTGATTTTGGATGAAGTATTTGATAGTAGTTTAGATGGTGTTGGTACAGAGGAGTTCTTGAAGTTGATTCATGAGATGGGAACAGATACCAATGTGTTTGTTATTTCACATAAAGGTGACCAACTCTTTGACAAATTCCGGAGCATCATTAAATTTGAAAAGAAAAACAATTTTAGTCAGGTGGCAAAATGAGTGAAGAATTATTTAAATATAACACAGAAGAAGTAGTTGCACAGGGTCGAGCTGAATCAATACCACAAGCAAAACTATTTCCTTTATTACCAGAAAATCATCCAATGTTGAAACAGGCTTTGCCTGAATTTGATTTTCAAAATCCACCGGTTAATCCAAATGAGTTTGCTTCCACTTTGGTTGAAACTTGTAAATATTATAAAGGTTATGGTTTATCTGCCAATCAATGTGGATTTAGACATCGTGTATTTGTAATGGGTACAGGCGATGATTATGTGGCATTTTTTAATCCTGAAATTATCAATGTCTCGAAAGAAACGGCACATTTAGCAGAAGGTTGCCTTTCTTTCCCGTTATTGGGATTACACATTACACGTCCGGCAGAAATTGGTGTTCGATACCAAGACTTTAATGGTGAATGGAAAGGTGCCACTTTTTCTGGCATTTCTGCTAGATGTTTTCAACATGAATTGGATCATATGAACGGTATAGTTTATACCGAAAGAGTAAAACCATTGGCTTTACAACAAGGTTTGAAAAAACGAAACAAAATGTTAAAGAAAATTGGATTGAAGTAAATCTCGTTTAAGTTGTAAAGTTCGCTTCATTGATTCTGACCTTTTTTTCAAAGCTTCTGAAGATGGAATTTTGCCTTTTCTAGTTTCTGACATTTTCTGTAAATGTTCTTTTGATTTAGGTTTATTTTTAAGTGCTTGTGATATTTTGGTTTTGGTTGTATCTGTGGTCGGTCTACCTAATGTACCTTCACCACCCATCGTAAGATTATAACCTTTTTTGAATGAATTATATTCTTTTATAAAAAATGATTCCATAACATTTAAACAATGTTTTCCGTCTTTAGATTGGTATATAACTTCCCAAACAAATTTATCCCAACCATATTTTCGCATAGCACAATATAGTTTTTGATTTCTTTTGTCTAACGAATATCTATGAGATTTTTGCCGATTTGGCCAGTTTGAATCAAATCCAATGTATACCTTACCATTAATGGTATTAGTTATTTTATATATTGAATATATACTTGACATGAGCTGTGTCCTTATGTTATAGTAGATGACATAGAGTAGGTAGGAATTCGCAGTTCCGTGACCTACACCTTTATTTATATGGAAATATTATTTTATGGCAACACCAATTGAGTTTGTAGAGAAACAATGGAAGGAATGGTCAGAGGCCAATCCTTCCTCTAAGTTCGAACATATCGATGAAGATACAATGAAAGAAATCCTAATCAAGGATTTAACTTATGCTTCTCAAATGGACGTTCGTGAATATACTTTGTACCAAAAATGGTGTGAAGTTAAAGAAAGATATCCTGTACAAGAAGTAGCAACATTGTGGGGTTCTGAAGTACAGATGATTAATCCCGAACAAAAAACTTTAGTCGATAAAGTAAAAGCAAACTTTTGGGTACCACAAGAACCAGATGATTTTTTGAAATTGAAACCTAAGATGGTTCTTTCAAATGGTCCTGATGCCGAAACTTGGAATGCCGTTCGTACTTTTTCTTCCACAATGAAGAATAACAGTAACATTGGTCGTAACCTATTTTATATTCTTACCGATGAAGTAACTGGTAAATATCTTGGTGTTATCTGTATCAGTTCTGATTTCTTAGACCTTACTCCACGTGATAACGCAATCGGATGGTCGAGAGATGTTAAGACACAGCAACACATGATTAATCATACAGCGATTGGATCCACCATCGTTCCTCTACAACCACTTGGTTATAATTACATGGGTGGTAAATTATTGGCATTGATGTGTTTATCTGATACTGTTCAAGCGGATTGGAAAAGACAATATGGAGACGTCCTCGCAGGAGTTACTACAACTTCTCTCTACGGAAAAACTAAAGCTGGCGGATTATCTCAGTATGATGGACTCGAACATTGGAACCCGATGGGGTTCTCCTCTGGCTCAGTTGCCTTCGAACCAAGCAGAGCAACCAAAAAATTGGTGTTTGATTGGATCAAAGAGAATCACACTAGAAAATACTTCGAGTGGTGGGAAGCTAAGAATCAACAAGGACTTCCACTCAAGCGGGACCACAAAAATCGTTCTTTGAATTTTGCTTATTCTAAATTACAGATACCAAAAGAACTCATTCGTACCGAACATCAGCGTGGAATTTATTTTTCTCCACTATATAATAATACAAATGAATTTCTTCGTAAGGAAATTACAGAAGATAAACTGGTGAAATCATTTGATACCAGTGAAGAAGCATTGGCAAACATTTGGAAAACCAAATATGCCAAAGGTAGAATTAGGCAATTACAGAAAAAGAATACCGTTTCATACGAGTCTTTATTCTATGATGACCTTATCTACCTGTCTTGGGAAGAAACCAAGGCAAAATATTTGCCACAAGTTGGCAGATAATAAAGTATACCACTCAAACGCTTGACTTGAGATGATACCGAGTGATATACTGTGATTTCTCGTTACTTGACGAGTTTTAACTTAACTTTAATATGGAGCATTACATGACAACATTATCCGCAAAACAAAAGATGTTAGCCGCTTTGAAACAAACTTCTGGCTACAACACTTTCACTACTAAGCAAGCACAACGCCGTTTTGGTATTCAGAACGTTGCTGCTCGCATTGACGAACTCCGCAAAGAAGGCAACGTAATCTATACGAACAGCCGTACTTTGGAAGATGGTCGTAAAGTGACTTACTACCGTTTGGGTACTCCAACTAAGGCACTTGTTAAAGCTGCCTTGGCTGCTGGTCATAGCATCGCCTAATTTGTAATTTTATGAGAGGAGTTCACCTTGTGGTGACTCCTCTTTTTTGTTTATTATACTTGGAGTCCAAATGGAAATATCAATTAAAAAAGAAGATTTACAAACAAAGAGTCTGTTTGTAGCAACACCAATGTATGGTGGACAAAATCATGGTTTATACATGAAAGCATGTTTAGATTTACAAGGTTTATGTATTCAATATGGTATTCAAATAAAATTCTCATTCTTGTTTAATGAGTCCCTAATTACACGAGCTCGTAACTATTTGGTTGACGAGTTCATTCATCGTTCCGAATGTACACACATGTTGTTTATTGATTCGGACATCAACTTTAATCCACAAGATGTTATCGCTTTGTTGGCGATGGACAAAGATGTGTCTGGCGGTCCTTATCCTAAGAAAGCCATCAAGTGGCGTGCTGTTAAAAAAGCAATTGAAAAGAATCCTGATTTAGATCCACAAATGTTGGAAAAAGTTACTGGTGATTATGTTTTCAATCCTGTTAAAGGCACAGCACAATTCTCTGTAACAGAACCTTTAGAAGTATTGGAAATTGGTACTGGTTTCATGATGATTAAACGTAATGTATTTGAAAAGATGACAGAGGCTTATCCTACAATTCGTTACAAACCTGACCATGTTGGACAAGCACACTTTGATGGCACACGATACATTCATGCCTTCTTCGATACTGTTATTGATACGGAAGATTCAATTACTGGTGGCGGTTCTGAACGCTATCTATCAGAAGATTATATGTTCTGCCAAATGTGGCGTAAGATTGGTGGACAAATTCATCTCTGTCCTTGGATGAAAACATCACATATTGGTACATATCACTTCCAAGGAGATATGCCAGCTGTTGCTAATTTCGTTGGGGAAATGTAATGGCCAAAAAAGAAGTTGGTCGTAAGTTTGATGGTGGCAAACTAGAATATGGTTTGTTACCACCTTTAGCACTAGAAGAAACTGTAAAGGTATTAACTTTTGGTGCTCAAAAATACGAACGAGATAATTGGCAAAAAGTACCAGATTCAAAAAGACGGTACTTCGATGCCTTACAAAGACATGCTTGGGCATGGAAGCAAGGTGAACAGTTCGATCCAGAATCAGGTATACATCACTTGGCACATGCAATGTGCTGCTTGATGTTTCTGTACGAACATGATATAATGTATTCTTTAAATAATGGAGAAGTAAAATGAAGCTGTCAAATGAAACACTAACCGTATTGAAAAACTTTTCAAGCATTAATCAAGGTATTCAATTCAAAAAAGGTACTAAACTCAGTACCGTATCTTCCAGTAAGACTGTATTGGCACAAGCCATTTTGAAGGATGATTTCCCAAAAGAATTCTGTATCTATGATTTGAATGAGTTCTTATCGGTACAAGGTCTCTACAAAGATTCAGAGATTCACTTCACCGAATCTGATGTAGTTTTCAAATCAGGCAAACGTTCAGGTAACTACCGTATGACTGCCAAAGAAATGATTGTTACTCCTCCAGAGAAAGAGATTACACTTCCTTCGGTTGATTGCCAATTCACTTTGACAGCTGAAGATTATGATGCTCTTATGAAGGCAACAAGTATTCTATCTTCACCACACATTGCAGTTAAGTCTGATGGTGATACTGTATCTTTGGTTTCTTTTGATGCAAGTAATAACGCAGCACACACAAACACCATTGAAGTTGGTGAAGGTAATGGTAAAAAATATACCATTGTATTTAAAACAGAAAATATTAAATTGATTTCTGGTAGTTATGATGTGCAGATTTCATTTAAGGGTATTGGCCACTTTAAGAATACTAAGGATGACATTCAATACTGGATTGCTTTTGAAGCTAAAGAAACTAAAATTGGAGAATAATATGTTAATAACTTTTACTGACGGTGTATCAAAAGGACCAGTTGCTGTTAATCCTGAACATGTTGTAGTAGTTTTTACTGCAACTTCAGGTGACCAAGAAGGTAAAACAATTCTTGGATTGATTAATGGAAATTGTGTAATTGATGAAGATTATTTGGATGTTGTTGGTAAATTACAAGGAGCACTCAATTAATGCCAACTATTCAAACACTATTTGGCACCTTTGACGACAAGCAACTCAAAGAACTCAAAGGTGCGATCTCCGAAATCAACGAACATATGTATAACATCAAAGTTAAACAGAATCAGATTAAAGAAATCGTTGATGTAACATTTGATAACTTAAAAGTTCCTAAAAAGATTATCAAACGTATGGCAAAGGTTGCTATGAACCAATCCCTACAGGAAGAAATTGCCGAGTTTAAAGAATTTGAAGCATTATTTGAAGGTATTACAGAAGTAAAATAAGTAGTTTAATATATTATGGGAGTTTGTGATGGAACATTTATTATGGGTCGAGAAATATCGGCCAAGCAAAGTGGAAGATTGTATCCTACCGGATGCAATCAAATCCACATTTATGGATTATGTTGCTAGAAAAGAAATACCGAACCTTCTACTATCAGGTAGTGCCGGTGTTGGCAAGACTACGATTGCAAAGGCTCTCTGTCAAGAAGTTGGTTGCGATTATATTGTTATCAACGGCTCTGATGAGTCTGGTATTGATGTTCTTCGTAATAAAATTAAAAACTATGCTTCATCGGTTTCACTCGCTGGTGGTCGCAAAGTTGTTATCATTGACGAAGCAGACTATCTAAATCCTAATTCAACTCAACCAGCGTTGCGTGGTGCAATCGAGGAGTTCTCCTCAAACTGTTCATTCATCTTCACTTGTAACTTTAAGAATCGTATTATTGATCCGATTCATTCCCGTTGTTCAGTTATCGATTTTAAAATCAATGGTTCTAAACCAAAGATGGCTGCGGCTTTCTTTAAACGTGTAGAATGGATCCTAGAACAAGAAGGAATTGCATATGAAAAAGATGTTGTTGCAGCAGTCATCACCAAACATTTTCCAGATAATCGTAGGGTTATTAATGAACTTCAGCGATATGCCGTTTCTGGAACTATCGACAAAGGTATTCTTACCTCTATTGCTGATGTACAACTTGGCGCTTTGGTTACATCGTTAAAATCAAAAGACTTTGCGGCAACTCGTAAGTGGGTAACATCCAACTTGGATAATGACCCAACCAAGATTTATCGTAAATTGTATGATACTCTTTATGAGTCTTTGAAACCTAATGCCGTACCACAACTGGTACTACATTTGGCAAAGTATCAATACCAGTCTGCTTTTGTGGCCGACCATGAAATTAATATGATTGCCTGTCTGACAGAAATTATGGTGGATTGTTCCTTTAAGGATTAGATTGTTTTATAATATATCTGGATAGTCCTGTTTCTAACATAGCTTGTTTTATTGATGAATATTTTTTATTATTAACTATTACCGGTTTAGAAGTATCTCTTCCATTTATTTTACCCTTACGCATTTCTGACCATTTTAATTTTTGTTCTTTGCTATGATTTGGTGTGTTTATTAAATTTTGTGACTTTCTGGTTATTGATATTTTTTGCTTTATTGATTTCGAAAATGTTCTTCCTTTTTGCCAATCAGTATAATTATCGATTTCCAAAATATCAATAAACTTGTTTTGTTTACCGTTGGTAATCCATATTCTATTTTGACCACTGGGAAAACCTGAATTATTTTTGTTTATAAAATCATTTCGCTTAGATGCATTTAGTTTAGTTAAAACTTTTTGTTCCCAACATCTTGCTTTATATGAATTTGTAAAAGTTCTTCTTATTTCAAAAAGAAAATCATTTTTTCCATATTTGTTTATTAATTCTCTAACATAATTAGATGAGGTAAAATAAGATTTCCATAGGTCGTTTGGATTACAATTTTTTGAGTATCTTACACCATAATAATATTGTCTTGTTGTCTTACAATATATAAGGTATGTGTATGGTATATTTTTCATTATGATGAGGTATTTTGTTATGTTATATATATTTAGTAATTTTAGTTTTTATATAGTTGACTGTGAGTTCAAATAATGCCAGACTTATTCAAAGAAATCATACCATCGATTCTACAAACTAAAAAAACTGTCTTCCAGGATGAGTATGATTATAAAGATTATGCTCCTTTCATGGTCAACCGAGCCTTGTCCTATCACATGGACTGTGTATTATATGTCAATGAGATGAACAAATATTCGTCTTTGGACAAGGACATGCAATATTCATATCTTCTAAATACAATAAGGTCGATGAAACGGAAATTTCAACCGTGGCAGAAATCATCGGCCGATAAAGATTTAGAATGCGTGAAAGTGTACTTTGGTTATTCCAATGATAAAGCCAAAGAAGCACTACGGATTCTTACTGCTGAACAAATCGCTGAAATAAAAGCAAAAACAAATAAAGGCGGAGTGAACAAGTAATGATTTCAATTATTGATTTAGTTGAGGTCACATTGAACGAGAAGGATGATTTCCTTAAAGTTAGAGAAACCTTAACTCGAATCGGTGTGGCATCCAAAAAAGACAGAATTTTATACCAATCTTGCCACATTTTACATAAGCAAGGTAAGTATTATATCGTACATT